TGATAGAAGTATTCAAGAAACAGTTCTTCAATATGCACAACAAAGGTCTTCAATTTACAACATTGCAAGAACCTATGGTTTAAAATTGCCAGGGCAAAGACCTTCAGTTGCTTTAGTTGATTTTTCAATTACAGTACCTGCGTTTGGAGACAAAGAAGATGAAAGATATTTAGGAACCCTTACAAGAGGGTCTCAAGTGACAGGAGCAGGAATAGTTTTTGAAAACATATATGATATTGATTTTACATCACCATATAACGCCCAAGGATTCCCAAATAGATTAAAGATACCTAACTTTAATGCAAATAACGTTTTAATTAACTATACCATTACAAAAAGAGAACTTGTTGTTAATGGTATTACTAAAGTATTCAAAAGAGTTATTGGACCAAATGATGTTAGGCCATTTTTTGAATTATTTTTACCTGAAAAGAACGTATTAGGTATTACAAGTGTTCTATTAAAAAGTGGAACAGAGTATACAAACATACCGACAGCAGCAGAATTTTTAGGTGCCTCTAATAAGTGGTATCAAGTTGATGCGTTAGCTGAAGATAGAGTGTTTATTGAAGACCCTACAAAAGTGTCAGACCAGCCAGGTATTAAAGTTGGAAAGTATATCCAAACTCAAAATAGATTTATTAGTGAGTATACTTCTGAAGGATTTAAAAAATTAACTTTTGGTGGTGGAACTAACACCGCTCAAGATGCTTTAAATCAATTTACAACATTAGGTACAACATTAGACTTACAAAGATATTCTAATAACTTTTCATTAGGTTCTGCCTTAATCCCTAACTCAACATTATTTATTCAATATAGAGTTGGTGGAGGATTGGCGACAAACTTAGGTACAAATGTTATTAATCAAATTGGTACCGTTTCATTTTATGTTAATGGTCCTTCAGAGTCAACTAACTCTTCAGTAGTTAACTCATTAAGATGTACTAACGTAACTGCGGCAATTGGTGGGGCAGGTATTCCTTCATTAGAAGAAATTAGAAACTATGTTTCATTTAACTTTGCGGCACAAAAAAGAGCGGTTACTGTACAAGATTATGAGGCAATTATTAGAAATATGCCATCAGAGTTTGGCGCACCTGCAAAAGTTTCAATTACAGAAAACAACAACAAAATCTTAATTCAGTTATTATCTTATGATACATCAGGTAAATTAACAAGTATTGTATCTGACACATTAAGACAAAACGTTGCAACATATCTTTCTAACTATAGAATGATGAATGATTATATTTCAATATTAACTGCTGAGGTTATTGACCTTAGTATTGATGTTCAAATTGTATTAGACTCTGCACAAAATTCAGGGCAAATTATTTCTGATGTTGTAGATAAGATATCTACATATTTTAATCCACAAATAAGACAACTTGGTCAAAACGTTTATCTATCTGAGATTAGAAGTATTGTTCAAAATCAAAATGGTGTATTAACAGTAGCGGGTCTTAACGTTTATAATAATGTTGGTGGACAATACTCATCGGCTGAAACGTCAATGCAATATTCAAATCCTGAATCAAAAGAAATTGCACCTGTTGATGATACAATTTTTGCTCAACCTTCACAAGTTTATCAAATTCGTTATCCAAACAAAGACATTAGAGTTTCAGTTAAAAACTTCCAATCGGTTACCTTCTCGTAATAGGTTTATTCTCAAATCGTTTAGTTTATAATTTAAAAAGAGTGTGTTTGTACTTTACAAAATAACACATAAACTATTTATAAATTAAAGGTATTACATGGCTGAATCATATCGTATTAAAACCGAACTTGGTATTAATAAAACTATTAATGTTCAAATAGACCAAGAATTTGAGTTTTTAGAAATCTTATCGTTGAAAATACAACAGTCCAACATCTATACAAGAAGTTGTTCGGAATATGGTGTATTAGTAGGTAGGATTACTGCAAACAACGGATTTGGTATACCTAATGCGAGAGTATCTGTTTTTATACCAATAAAAACCGCAGACGAATCCAATCCAATTATTTCAAGTATATATCCTTATAAATCACCAACAGACAAGAACAGTGATGGTTATAGATATAACTTACTACCTTACGAAAAATCTTATTCAAAACATGCTGCAACAGGAACTCTCCCAACAAGATTAGATGTTTTAACAGGGTTAACTGCAGTTGAAATTTATGACACTTATTATAAGTTCACAGCTAAAACTAACGAGAGTGGTGATTACATGATAATGGGAGCTCCATTGGGAGAACAAACTATTGTAATGGATGTTGACCTATCAGACATAGGGGACTTCTCTCTAACACCTCAGGATTTGATTAGAATGGGTCTTGCAACTGAAGCTCAAGTTGCTGGTAGTAAGTTTAGGTCGTCAACTGATTTAAGTTCATTACCTCAAATTATTACTTTAACTAAAAATGCTGAGATTTCTCCATTATGGGGAGACCCGACCATTTGCCAAATTGCGGTTAACAGAGTAGATTTTGATTTAAGAGATGACGCAAATGTCGATATTCAACCAACATCAGTCTTTATGGGTTCAATGTTTTCATCTCCTGATAGTTACAGGTTACGTTCAAATGGTAGACCAAGAGATGATATGGGCAATTTATGCGGGTTAACAACATCTCCTGGCCAAATATTAGCGTTAAGACAAACAATACAACAAGACAGTGAAGGTAATCCTATTTTAGAACAATATGATTTAGAACAATCAGGTAATGTTATTGATGGGTCTGGAACATGGCTTATAGAATTACCAATGAACTTGGATTATTTTATAACCAATGAATTTGGAGAGAAAGTTTTATCTAATAACCCAACAGTAGGAATTCCAACAAAAGCAAAATATCGTTTTAAAGTTAAATGGACTCAACCAAATGATTTAACTTTGCAGACAAGAAGACCTTATTATTTAGTTCCAAATGTTAAAGAATACGGATGGACAACAACAAATTCAGACCCAACAACACGAGGTGTTCCAACAACTTTAAACGGTAAACGACAACAAAGTTCTTATTATTTCGGACTTGCGTGGAGTGGATATACCGATGGGTTTACTGGACAACAAAAAATAGACAGACTTAATGAAATAATAGATTGTGAAGATACATTTTATCAATTTCAATATAATAGAGTTTATACGGTATCATCATTAATTGACCAATTTAAAAAAGGAGGTGGGCTTTTTGGACCAGCACCTGGCAAATTTATTGGAATCAAAGAAATTGACAGCCAAGATTGTGAAGATAGTGTAAATAAATTTCCTGTTAATGACGGGTTTAGAAATTTTGATTTTTTATTTTTTCTATTCTCAATAATTTTTACGGTAATACAACCAATTGCATTAATTCTATTAACGATTGGCCATATTTTATTATGGTTGTATAATTTAGTTCTTGACTTTTTATGTTGGCTTTCAGGTATTGGTATTGGAGGGTGGATTAATTGGTATCCTTTTAGAAAATGGAAAAAATATTGTAATAGAAAAGATTATACCATAAGATTACCAATGATAACTTATCCTGAGTGCCAAGCTTGTGAGTGTACTCAAGATTTAAAAACAACAGGAATCGCAAGTAATACTTCAGCTGGTGGTATTTTAAGTTATGTTTCTTTACCTGATTATTATTACGACGCATTAGCTTCAAGTTATTTTTCAGGAGATACTGAAAATGGGTCGTTACTATCAACAATGGTTGCAGAAACTTTTGCTGGGCTGGCATTATCCTCTGCTAATATGGACCCGTCAAGATATAAATTACCATTTTCTCAAACATTAAATATTGCAGATGGAACTCCTAGATTTTGGACTTCTTTTGATTTACCTATTGGAGAAAGAATTAATATCTTTAACCAAAGAGACAGTTATTTTTCAAATATTAATAAAATTAAAGTAACAATTGCAAAAGAATCTAATTTAGGTAAATTTCATTATGATAATACAATAACAGTTTTAGCTCAAGAAAAATTTGACGCTGGAGACCTTGTAACTTTTGTTAATATAACAGGAACAACTGATACTAATTACCTTTATAGTGCAATGACAACAGGTGATACCGCTCAATTAATTACAGGAATTAGTGGAGAAACTTATAATGGTAGTGGAGCAACATATATTGATGTGTCATACGCTACAACTCAAACATCAAATATTTTAACACCTGTTAGATATAGTCTACCGTATGGTTCTACGGAAACAAATTATAAATTTCCTGCAGATTTTGAGTATTATCAAGTTATTACTGCAATAACTGTTTCAGATGCGGCTAAAATATGGAACACAGGTACGACTCAATCTTTTGGTAATGTTATAAACACTCCAACATCATCTAGTATGTGGAAACGTTACTTTTTTATCAATTGGATTAGAGAACAAGGATATCCTAATGTTGTTGCAAATCCTTATAGTTTTTTTCAAAATGGTAATGAGCAATATATTTTAATATTACAAAGAGGTGTTGACCCGTATTCTCCAAAATATGTTAATGAATATTGTTTAGGTAATTTATTTGGAACAACTGAATTTGATTCAAATTGGACAATAACCGCATCAACAAGAGTTAATATACCAATACAACAATTAACTAGTAGTCAAATTAGCGTTCAACCTTATGACCAAAGTAGTATGTACTATAAGTCATACTTTTTTAAACCTGGTATTACAGGGAATAACACAGCAGGGTATAATTTTACAGGATTTACAACAACAAATACCGCTTATTACGGTTCTTTAGACGCTTTAACAACTCCATTACCAAGATTAACAAAAGTCTTAGGTACCGTACCTAAAGTGATATCAATGTCGACAAATGGATTTTTTTATAATACCGCGTCAAGTATCAAATATGATAATAGTGAGGATGTTTCAGGAATAGGAGTAATGACTTGTAATACAATACCCAGTGGAATAATACAATACAATGCCCCTGCTGTTTTTGGTTATTATTATACTACAAAAACATTCTTTAGTGTTACCCCTACAATGACAATAAGTGACTCCGAAGCTAATGTATTAAGGACTGATAGATTACCATCTTCAGATGGATTAGACGGGTCTTCATTTACAAATAATCCAGCATTATTACAACAAAATAATAACTTCAATGTTTATTTGGTTAATACTGATTCTGATGATATTACTTCTCAAGCATTCTCAACAGGAGCTCAAACAGTAACGGCTGATTTAGAAGGTCTTGCAAACTCAATTAAAGTATTAGAAAGTTTTAATTGTGAGAGCATGGTTGGATTAGATTGTTACCAAGGATTTGGGGATAATTTTACTATTGACCAAGCGTGTACTACGGCAGATGCTGTGGAGGGAGGATGTTATATGTTTATGAGAAGACCATTAACTGATTTGAAAAAAGACCTTCAAAATTTTGGCGAATGGGGTTTCAGATTTAGATTTTTCTATGGATTATGTAGAGGGGTTTTATCTCAATCATTTATGAATAACTGGATTAATGGCTCACTATATGCGTTTCCATTACAAGTTAACACATATTATGATAGTAAAAATAAACCAGAATATCCTAGATTTGCCAATGACGTTGCTTATTTTAATATGGATAGTAATAATTTTTATTATAGAAGCAGTCCTTGGAATGACACCTCAAATAAATTTATAGGTAAAAAAACAAATAATCCTGGAGGAGTTAATGTATTAAATTTATTATATCCAACAACAATTGTTAACTTGGGTATAAAAGATTATTTTTATTCTGAAATAACTTTTGACCCATCAACTAAAGGATACATTATTCCAAATATTGACTCAACTAGTTATGGGGATACTTCTGATTTAATTAATTTATTTGTTATTTCTAGAATTACTGATGAAAGCTTTTTATCTCAAATAATTCCATTGGGGGACAATTCAATTGACCAATTATTTTCAAGACCATCAAAAAGAATTGACGGTGATTTGGCTCAATTGATGTCAATAAATTCTGAAATAGGTAATGTTAATTTTTCACCTGAATACTATGAAATAAGACCTGGTGAAATTAACGCGACAAATATATTAGGAACTCCTAGTGACCCAATTATGGCGGTTTGGTATTCATCATCAACTCAAGATTTACAAACAAAAGATTATTTAACTCCTGGTAGAATTGACTTTAGAGGTACTAATAATAATGGTTATTTCCCATTTGCTTATGGTGTTAAATCACAATTGACACCATTTTACCAATGGAAATTAGCGTCAGGTAGTAGTACTGTATTTGGAAATCAAAATAACAATTGGGCAACAGATAGTGCGGACATTACTCAAAGTTATTATCAATCCTTAGATAGGGCGGCCACAAATACTAAATATTATTTAAATGGAACCTCAATTGCAAATGACTTAACCGCAAGAGGATACATATATAGTGTGGATGGAAACGTAACAAGTTACCCAACAGTAGGTGGAAGATATACTTCAACACCACAGACCTCTAGTAGATTTTTAGTTGGAGCTCCGTTCCAATTTTATTTCGGAGTGGTTAAGGGGCAATCCGCGTTAGATAGATTTAAAACAAAATATTCAATAGATGAGTAAGTATACAATAGTTCCAAGTAATTTAAGATATAAGGGAGCTCCATCGGTTGATGAAGAACTTTCATTAACGCTTGAAGAACAAAGTCAACAAATCACCGAATATGATAGAAGTTCGACAATTAGTTTAGCTCAAGTATATGATGATGAAAGACAAGGATGTACAATCTTTAGACCAACATTTAAAGTATCATATTTGTATGCTAATACATATACAGGAACTACAGGATACTTACCCTTTCAGTATAACTTGTATTATACAAGTCCTGAAAATTCAAAATCAAGTGCTCAAAATGGTGGTACTAGTAAATGGCCAGGTTATCCACAATATTATGAGTTTGATTTTTTTAGACCAGATATTTCAGACCAACATTTTGTGTATAAGTCAAAAAGTGCTTATACCTATAATTGGATGTACTATCTAACATATCCATATAAAAACAATTATGATAAAGAATTAACTTATTATTCGAATAATACAAACGCAGTAAACTGGTTGGCAAAAGACGGAATACCTTTTTCAATATTAAATTCTACATCAAATGGTAATGGACTTATTGCGTTTAATTGTATTGCTCCTCATGGATTAACTGAGGGTGAATATGTTGAACTATCTTTAACGTATAGAAATTCAAATATATTCCAAGTATACTCTTTAGGTAATGGATTATTTGATAGTGGTGTTTATGTATTTAATGTTTTGAATATTGGATATACTGGAACAACATTTAGTAATGGTACAACAGGTACATTTAAAAGAGTTATTAATCCTGATAATTTAACGGAAACTAAGTCAAAATATTATGTAAAACAAAACAAAGTTTTAACAAATCTAACTGACCTTGAAATGGTTAAGGCTGGATTTGAAAAAAATGTTTTTAATGAAGAAAAGAAATTAGAATATAGTTCAATAACTCCAAACAATATTACAAGAATTTCTCAAAAAACTAGTAGTAATACTTACAATGTAACATCAAAATATGATTTGGATTTTGTTGGAATAAAAGACAATCAGCAAAGACCAATAACTGAAATCTATTTAACAATAGTTAATAAAGGTTATTCAGGTTATTTTAATAATCCACAAAATGGTGTTGGATTAAAACAAGGATGGGAATTTAATTTATCAAAAAGAACAAATCCATGGTGGAATTTAACTAATGAAAAATCAAATACTAACATACCAGTTTCAGCATACACATTCACAAACGGAGAGACCAAAACATTCTACTATAATTTAGACTTACAAAAAGGGGATATTATGGATGGCGATTTTTGTGAATGGAATGATTATGAACAAATAGAGCGAGTAGTATCTCCGTATTATCATAAATTAAAGTTTAATCAAACTGTGTTTCAAACAACAACAGTTGCAACAACAAACGCGCCAGGGTATTATTATCAACCTCATAATAAAATGACAATTAGAGTATTCTCTGATTATATTGAAACAGGTGGAGTTGCTTTTGTAGACCAAGTACCTGAATGGTCATTTTATTCTATGACTGACCAACAGTTCAGATGGAGAGACTTGTATACTTATGGATATAGAGATAACCTTGGGAGAGGAGTTGATTATCCGTATTTGAATACT